GTCAGGTTGCAAATCAGAGTTTCCACCATTTGTTACTGTTCTAGGATCGTTACCATCACCTGTATAGAGGGTGGTTTGAAAATGTGCTGAAGGGTCGTCAATATTTGTATAAGCCATTATCCGTACTCCGCTAAGTTTTTAGTGCATAAAGCATAGTATCCTGATGGGGGTGCGTATTCAAAATTACCATAGCCATTAGCATCAGAATTTCCTGATGAGATTGAATAAACATGATAACCACCATAGTTTACTTCGCATTGATCGGTTTGTTGATAAATTGATATACTTAAAAAATAAGGTGCATCGCCTGTTATAGTATAACCATTTGAGCTAGTATTAGGATTAGCTAAATTTTGGTAAGTACCATTTTTATGAAAATATGCTTTGCCATTATCAACATCAAGTGCTAACCCAACAATATCATCTGTTGTATAAGAGGAAACATTGGTAGGTGATTTATCAGCACCATCTTGAAAAAAAGTAGCAGAGTTGCCGTAATATCCAAGACTACCTGTCAATGCACCAAGATAATTTTCGTTTGCACTTCCGCCACCATAAACAGCATCACCTGCAACTCCAATCATTTGGTATTCACTTCCTGCACTTAGTTCAAAATACCATTTTCCACTCGAAACACCTAATGTGCTAACTAGAGTTCTCCAACCATTATTAGTTTTTACTGTGGTTGTAGCTCCTTCTTTTCTTGTGGTATTAGGTACATTATGAAGTGTGTTTAAAACAGCAAAATTATTAGTACAAGTATCAGTTGCTTGATCGGCTGCTGTTATGTTGTTTAAAGTAAAGTTATTACCATTACCACTTGAGTCAGTACCTAAAGAACTTGAGTTATTAAACTTTAAGTAATATCCATTAGTTCCATAAGAGCCTGTATATTTTTTAGGTTTCCAAATACCTGAATCACTATCAAACTCACCAAAACTTGTAGGTGTTAATGCTGTACCATCAACAAGATGTACTTCTGCTATATAGCCACTAAAGTATCTATCATCTGCATGTGAACGCCTTCCGATAGTTTGTAGTTCATTAGCATTGACACCTGTGTCCGTATCTTGAGGGGGATTATTACTTACTGAAAAATCTGTAATTTGAGAACCATTGACATAAATTTTTATTCTGTCATCGGCTGTACTTTGTGTTGTATCCATTGCCACAACAAAATGATACCAAGCAGCAGGGTCTCTAAATTTTTGAGTTGCTGTTCTCATTGCTACAGATGCAGTGTTTAATTCCATTTGACCAGCATCTATTCTAAAATTAATTGCTCCATAACTTCCACTATCAGTACCACCTGCAAATATTGTCTGAGGTGTAACAGTAGGTGATGTGTATTTAATCCAACCACTCCAAGTCCAAGTTTTTTCATTACCTGCACTTGATGGTGTTCTAGTGAGATACTCAGTATTATCAGCTTCTAACTTCAAAGAGTTATCAATATCGTACCCTGTTGGTACGCTTCCACGATTAGCTGTCCTTTGGAGGGTTTCCATATTAGCTTTGTGTTAAGTTTTGACTAATTCCAATATTTTGCCATTTTGAACCGTTATAACGGAATGCGTAGATATCGGTTTTTGCATCGGTTGCTGTTTGAGTTGGGGTTTCATCGCCAACAAACTCAAAAATTGCATTCCAAGCTAAAGTATACGGTCCGCTAGAAGCATGTTGTGCTACTTCAATACTTATAATTGCTCCTTCAACTGCATTACTTGGAGCCGATATAGTCGAGTTTTCTTCTAATAATAAAAATGCGTTAGCGGCTGCTTTTGCATCCCAAGATACTGTACCGTCTGTTAAAGCGACTTGAGTTATATTCGCTGAAGTAGACGCAGTAACAACTTGTGGCATCGTTACATTTTGGTTTTCATCTACTGAAATAGCAGGTGTCGTACCTACTGCTGATCCCAAACCGATTACTAAATCATCGGCTGAATCGTCTAAACCAATATAAAAATCTTGAGCGTTGCCATCAAATACTATTTTAGTATCTTCGGCTGTCGCATCACCAATCGTTAAAGTCGTACCGTTGATTGATAAACTATCAGTAACAGCTAAATCAGTAAGTGCGTCTAAAACTGCTGCTCCTGATCCTGCTCCGTCTAGTTGTACGACTGCTACTTTTCCTGGAGCTATCGTTACGTTAGCACCAGAGCCTTGAGAAATAATAATATTTTGAGAACCGCTGGTAGCATTTTCTATAATTTGCACACGCTTCATAGTGTTCGGGCCAATCGTAATCGTACAAGCTGAGTCTAATGTTCCTGTATATTTAAGATAAAAAGCTCGACCTGCATCTGAACTACCGTCTGCTACGGTTGTGGTGTGCGTATCAGCATTAGTGGTAATTGCTTCAGTTCCTACACCAAGAGCTTCTCCAATAAGTTCTAAATTGGTATTGGTACTGGTTCCCCAAGTACCTGACTCATCACCTGTAGCGATCTCTTTAAGTCGTAAGTTGTTTACATAAGTTGCCATAACTAAATCCTATATTTGATATATTAAATCATAAATAATAATTTTACACTATTAAGCAGCGACTTCTCTCCAATTAGGAGTTTGATTGTCATCTATTTCTTGCCATTTAAACGGTTTACCTAATTCACCTGTAGCTGAAACACCTGTAAGTGTAACCGTAGCTTTAGCATCAAAACTTAAAGTTCCCACTGTAGCCACTGCATTAACAGGAATAATAATTTCAAACCTATTATCTGTTTGAGTCGTTGCAGTTCCTAAAGCTGAAGTACCCGCTTGTCCTGTCGGAGTTTGATTGGCTTTGGCTATTTGCGTAGTTGAGCCAACTGATCCAGTTGCTTCTAGCCCACTTAGGGTGATATTAGCTTCAGCATCTGTAGAAGCACTTCCTAAAGCTGAAGTTCCAGCTAAACCTGAAATACTAATGCTATTTTCAGATACAGTCGTTGCAGTTCCCAAACCGCCTGTTGCCGCTAAACCGTTTACCCCAACAACGCCTGGTGCATCTACTGCAACACCACCATTGGTAGATGTTACTGATAGACCGCTAGGCGATACGTTTGCTTTTGCTACAACGGATACAGTTCCTAAAGCAGACGTTGCTGCGCTAGGAGCTGTTAATGTAAGAGGTAAGGCTGTTCCCCAAGCACCTTCATTCCAAGTGCCTCGACCCCAACCGTTTATGATAGCCATTTAAGGCTAGGCGATTCTGATAATCGCTGTAGAGGCTGCTGCTGCAGGAAATACAATTGTAAAGTCCCCAGCAGTTGATGTTTTATCTCCACCAAAATCAATAGTAGCAACTGATTTATTACTGTCGCTTGAGTTGTAAATCATACAACCTCTAGCAGTAATTGTTGCCGTACTGAAAGTTAAATCTGCAAAATCAGTAAAAGCAGTAGTACCTGAGCTTGTTGGAGTAACATTTGTTAAAGTTCCTCCACCTGAACTATAGTTAGTACCAGATGCTTGACCTGTAGTAACAAAAGAGGTTGTAGTTGCCCCTAAAGTAGCAGATGAAGTATATAGAGCTAATTTAAAAGTGTCTCCACTTGAGTTAGTAAAATTATGATTGCCAAGCAACAATTCTTTTTTAAAGCTTGTTGTGAGTGTTGATGTAATTGCCATAGTTAAAGTTTCCTAATTAAATCAGCAGCTTCTTTTTGGTCTGCTTTTTCTAATTCGTTGTTAATTGTAATCCTATCAGATTTTATAGCATTTTGCATATATTGTTCAATCACTTTCTGAATGTTATCTTGAAACGATTGAATTTGTTTTTGTATGTCTTCAGGTGCTTCTTCACTTACTGAAATAATTCTTTTGACACAAAGATCAGCCCAAAATTCTATAGGGTGTCCACCTTCGCTTGTTGTATGAACTTCAATCATTCCAAGCTCGGGACCAGCTTTATAACTAATTACCATACCTTCGGATCTCCTGCTCTATTTTTTTCTAAATGTGAGTCATTTCTATCAATTAATACGGGTTCACGTTCACCCCTATATTGCATAACTTCACTCCTCTTTTTGGGTACTAAATGACCGTTTTCATCAGTAATTACTACTAAAGGATCATCAAGTCTATGATAACCATACAATTTTTCATCTTGTGGGATGGCAGTATCTAGAAGATAACTACTATGTGCTACTTCCACTTGTATACCAAGATTCATGGCTTTGCCAAGCCAAAATTCTACCGATGCACGTCCTGCCTCTGCAAAATACATATTGCCTTTGTAGCCAAAATCAATACCAAATAATTTAATCGCACTAACTTTATTCCAAATTGCAAAGGCTACAGCATAAGAAACAGTATTATTAAGATAATGACACCCACATGCTTTTAAAACCTCTTCTATTGGATAAAGAACTCCTCCTTTGCACCTGTCATCTAACTCGCAAGTGTAAATCGGTCCGTCATGGTCTTTGAGTAATTTTGACATGCTGTCAGTTTGACCGCCCGCATCATCTGTATCAAAAAATCTAGACGGTGGATCCATCATAAAAACTCTGTCATGAAATATTACAGAGCCAACCGCATTGATAGCCCACACTTCATCAAAATGAGCTCCATGTGATTTTGCTAAATTATAGTCAAACCAACTTTTGCCCATACCGACAATAGCTACAGTTTTCCCTTCAAGTTTTTTTATTGGTTTCATAATTCTCTCCTCTTAAAAAAATTAAGATACTTGCGTTCTTAATGAATCATATCTGTATTCATCTCTTCTACCTCTTGCTTCAGCTTTATTTTTCAATCTTGCAACCTCTTGTTGAAATCTATTTTCATAAAGTGCAAGCAAATCAGGCTCTCCTTTCATATAAGTATAAGCCTCAATCAAGCAACCGTAAAGCAAGGCATTCCTAGCGTGTTCAGAAATCCAAGTTCCTGTTGTGTCGGTTACTAAGGAATTAGGTTTGTATAAATAGTGAAGCTCTACTTCATAACTTTGATCAGGTACAGGAGCTATGATAATTGTTGATTCTTTAAGGCCTGTATGTAAATCTTTATCAAAATCACCATAATAAAGCGGTAAACCTCTCTCACCTGAATCGGTTGGATCAGGAGAATACTCTTGCATGAAACTTGTGTGTTTTTTATCTAAAAAACTGTAATCTCCATTAGTGTTTATTACAGCCAAAGAAAATGAAAGCTCAAAATCATCAGGTGCTGTCAAGAATCTTGATCCTGCAGACAGAGAACCTTTTACATTTTTTCTAAAATAATCGAACTGTATCAATTCAAATATTCTTTCTTCTGCATTTTTTATAATATCGTCCAAACTACTAACAAAAGTAGTTTCATCATTCTCTACATAATTTTGAATTAGTGTTTTAAGTTCTGATAATGTTATTGGACTGCTCATAATTATGTATTAATTTGACCACCCATACCTGAATGGTTAGTACAGTAATAGTAAAGCGTTGGTGCTCCTGATGCAACTTCTATCTGAGTATACGCACCTGAACTACCAGGAGTTCCTGAAGTTGTCACACCTGTTGTATATTCACTACCACCTCCATGCGTACCATTCGCAGTTGTTGAAAATCTCAATGGGTGATTTGAATTTGAGCTATCAGACTGATCAAATTTGTAGGTTTGCCCCTCTGTCAAACTAAGAGTTGGTGCCCTTGAACCGTCTATATAAAAATAGTTTGATCCATAGTAACTTGCCACCGTAACAGTATAAGTTGTGATTGATGGGCTTGGCGTTGGTGCGGGCGTTGGTGATGGTGTTGGCGCTGCAGAGCCATCTACGCTAATTGTCACGCTACCTAAATTACTATCAATTTGTGATAAAGAAAAGTTTGATCCTAATATATTTGGATCCATAGAGTTAGATCTAGTTAAGCTATTGTAAATAACAACTACATAACCTTCTCCAACTTCTACATCATTATTAGGTCTTGGTTCATATAATGCCTCTGGGTCAGCAGTAGCAGTTAAGGGTTCTAGTTGTGGGTGTTTTGGCTCATAGCATTGTGGACAAACTTTTAAACCATTCCACTCTGTTTTTAATTGATGTAACTTATATTCAAAAGCACACCTATCACATAATGCCTTTGCAAATTTTCCACTTGCATAAGCCATTTATCCCATCCTTAAATCAGGTCTAATTCTAAACGAAGCCCTATCCTCATCTTGCGATAGAGCCCTATTGAATTCTTCTTCATAAAGCTGTTTCAGTATTGGTGTTTTATCAGGAGATCTTTTTATAGATATGTAATATGCTAAACCAGCCGCAAAACAAGGATAAAACCTAAATGGCATATCTAATGTGTTTGTCGGCTTATCTGCATCATCCATTCTTACTAATTTGTTATAAACAAGAACATCAGTAGAATTTTCAGGGGCTGGCCATACTTGTAGAACAGGGTTATTTTGTTTGTTAAAGAAAAATTGTGAAGGTCGTGATTTGCTTGTTTTGTTTGGAATATTTATATATTCGCTTCTACTGATCCTATTCATAGATATATCAGTTTGTGTATCGTTTACTGTTCTTCTGCAAACAACATCAAGTAAATCTATAACATTTGCGTCTAAGTTGTAATCGTTAGTACCTTCTATTACGGTTGTAGTGCCTTGTTCTATTGTCCATTGATTCAGGCCACGATTAGCCCATTCAGCAAGCATAAGATTTATTGATCTTCTTGCAGTTTTTAGATCATAACCAGTTCTTAGTTCTAGTCCGCATCTTTCAAATGCTTCCTCTACGAACTCAGCTACATTTGGTTCAAAATCTGTACTACCTGAAGTTGCCATTATTTTTTACGTTTTGTTGTTTTTAGACTTTTTTCAATAACTTTTGCTTGAGCAAGGTGACTTTTAGACGCTTTTTTTAAAGCACTTATTAATTTTCTTTTTTGTGCTACCGTTAGTTCAGCCATAATTACTCCGTATCGTTATATAAGTTATCAAAAACCCTATTTACATCCAAAGTATAGTCTAAATCAGATTTAGAATAATGTATATGTTGAGATGGTCTAAAGTCGGGTGCACCTTCACCTGTAACAAACCAAGCTGGGTGTGTAACTCTTACTCTGTTGTTAGGTAGTGCAACTATATTACCAGTCCATTCACCCGCATCTAAAAGCTCTAGAACATGACTGCTTTTATGTTGAGCGGGATCATCTGCAATCTCACTTTCAGCATAATCAACTGTAAAATAATATTTTGCAGGAAACATTTTGCCATCAATTTTAGCTAGCCAAGGACAAGGCGTAGCTCTATCAATAACATATACTGAGTTGTGATGAGAGGAACAATCCCAAGGTTGTGCATCATGTACTGCCATAGGGTTCGGCCATTCTTCAAAAGGCGTGTCGCCTACTAAGGCTGTTATTGGCATCCTAGCCCACATAGCACCGCCATGAACCGTATCTTCAGGCTCGCCTTCAGCTTCAACACCAGTAAAAATTATATGAAAACTAAGGCATCTATTTGGCATAGTTGTAACGCCAACAGCCATAGCATGCAAAAACTCACCATGATATTTATCATGATTATGCGTGTATTCTCTCCTCACCCAACATTTAAAATGAGGTATATTACTATACAGATAAGCCACTACTACTTATCCTTTTCCGCCCTTTTTCCCACCTTTTGAGTTTCCTTTGACCATCATGCCCTTTCTATATCCAGGTAATTTTTTGCCACCCATAGATCCGCCTTTTGACATGCCTGGTAGTTTTTTACCACCCATAGCTCCACCTTTAGACATACCTGGTAATTTTTTACCACCAGCTATACCACCTTTGGAGTATTTTTTCATACCGCCTTTTTTACCACCTTTTCCATATCCTTTTGTTTTTTTATACATAATATTTCCTAACTTATGGTTGTTACTTTCTTTCTTGGTTTCATAACGGCTCCGCAACCTTTTGCAATAAAACCGCCTCCATTTAATTTAAGCTTGTTTTGTTTTTTCATATTTTTTTCAATAACAGACTCCATATGTTTTTCATATGAATTTTGCATACCGTCACTCATTCCAAATTTTTTGTTCTTACTTGGCATACCGCCTCCTGATAATTTATTAGAAACATTTATTGGTCTACCCCTTCTTCTAGGGTTTGGGTCTTTACGTCTTTTTCTTGCTACTAATTTTTTTCTTTCTTCTCTACTTAAACTTCTTGCTTTTTTGCTTGGCAAACATTTTGGTTTACCTTCTGACTTTTTTCTACCACCACAAGAACCTTTTATGGATCCATCTGCTCCTATACGAACCCAGTTTTCATCTAACCATTGTTTTAACTGACCCATAACTTAACCAGATGATCTCATTACAGCACCAAAACCAGCTCTAGCTATACCTCCTCCTGCAAATTTTCTTTTTTTCTTTTTAGATTTTTTTGCATAATTAGGATCTTTGCAATATTTTGACGCTGCTAAATTGGCATATGCGCTGGGATAAACATCAAAAGTTCTCTTAGCCCAAGCTTTGCCTTCGGGACATATTTTACCTTTACTCTTTGCTTTCTTTGCCATTATTTTATTCTACCAAATTTTTCTTTAACATTTCCATCTTCGTCTTGCTTGACGTATTCTTGAATTTGGATTGTTTCTAGTTTTTGCTGAACTACGTTTTAACTGGCCAAGTGATCTAGCGCAATATGATTTTCTTCTTTTTGCAGCTGCAGATCCTTTCTTGACTTTACCTGTAACAGCACCTTTTAATTTTGAGCCTGGGTTTTTTCTACGATACTCTTTGATACCTTTTTTTGTCATACCAGCACCTTTTTTAGTAGGGCGGTAATTGCCACCCTTACCAACGGTTCTACGTATTTGTTTTGCTCGTTTTCTTACTGCCATATTTAAAATGCAGTAGTGCCATAAGACACTACTACTTGTTTTTTCATACTAAGAGTGAAAAACGGTTACTCTATCTATATTGCTCAAAACAACATGAATACCATCTTCAAATAAAACTCCTGAATCAGGAATATTCATAGTTTCAGTATCATTTGCGTTGCAAGGAGCTATTAATATGGTAGAGCCTGATACAGAACCATCTCTAAAGGTAACAGTACCGTCAGATGATCCTCCAGCTATTATATAGCCTCTTAACCTCGCTCTACCGTTTTGCAATACTGCTCCACCAGTAGCAGAGGAAGTGCTTGTAGCTGTTTTTACATCTGATCCTACAATTCTACCTGCCATATTTATCTCCTAGTATTAAGCGTCAGCAAATGGAGTAACTAAAGTTCCTGAACCTAAAGTGATTCCTTCTACAGCATACTTAGCGCTTGCTATAGCGTGAACTTTAATAATACTTCCTGCTAATCCGCCTTTGGTTGATCCGTTAAGTGTAATAACGTCATTAGATGCACCTGAAATAAAGGTTTTACCTGTTGCGTTGTTAACACCAGTATATAAACCACCAACAAACTTATCAGTACCGTCTGTTTTGATATCTAAATCAGTCGCAGCAGTAACAATAACAAAAGTAAATGATGCGCCTAAGTTATTAAGTTGATTTGGATCTGTTGGATCGTTTGGTGTAGTAGTAACAATTGAAGGTAAAGTAAACTTACCATCTGCGTCATTACATAAAAGTATCTTACCTGCATGTGCGTCTACAGTTAAGGATGTGTCAGCTGTAAGACTTACAGTTGCGTTAGTCCCTGCTGAAATAAATCCCGCCAAAGATTTGACTGGACCTGAAAAAGTTGATTTAGCCATTTTTTGCTCCTAACTAAATATGTTGCACCATCTTTGGAGTAAGTCTGCCGAGCCAGTTGGGGCAACTATTAATCTCGGTTTAGATAATCTTACTTGATTTAGTCGTTTTGGGGAAGGGAATCTTTAGCTTCTAATACTTTTTCCCTTGAATTGAATAACGCTTGATACGCTTCTTTTATTTCAGGATCCTTTCCATAGTGGTTTAGCATGTCTTGACCAATCATTTCAATAAGAGATAAAACTGTAATCATTCTACCTTTTATATCTTTTTTTGGATCATCATCTGACATTTTTATTTCCTTAATTTTTTGTCTAATTTCATAACCGTCAAGCCAATTTCTGACGTTTATTATTTTTTTCTTAAAATTTGGATAGCTCTCCCAATCTCTTATTTCCTCTACGGACCGACCACATCCTTGACAAATTTCGTCAAAAGGAGCCATAGACGTAGTGCAACGTCCAGAACAAGGTGAGTTTGCTAATGACAAACTTGTATGTAAACCAGTATTCATTTTCAGTCGGTTTTTACTGATTGTATAACAAATTTTAAAAAATAAAAAGGGAGGTAAAAACCTCCCTTATAGAACTCTTACGAATTCAGATTGTAATCAAAGATTACGCACCTTGTGATGCAAATACACATCTCCAGTTAGAGAATCCAAATGAATATCTTTCTCTAGCTTTGTAACGCATATTACCAGTCACAAAATCACCCTCAAGAGATGTACTCATAGGGCTTCTTTCAAAGTGCTTAAATCCGTCAGGACAATCAGTTTTGACAAACCAAGCATCAGTATCAGTAAGATAATGGTTTACTACATAACCTTGAGGTAGCATACCCATATTCTTAATAGAATTGATGTCGTTGTCAGATGTACCTACTCTTCCTGGTGTCTCAAGCAATCTGTCTGCGACAAATTGTAATTGAGGTGGAACAATAAGTTTCTGACCTTGAAGTGCAACCGTCAAGTTTCTGTCATCAACAAGAGTTGAGATGTTAATGAGAGCATCTTCTAAAGATGTTTCATTAAGATCTGAATATGTTGATGGTCTGTTACTTGAAGTTCCGCCGCCACCTAGAGGGTGAGCATTAGAAACTAAAGGTTGACCGTCGCCTCCAGTAACACTAGAGTTAAACGCATCATTTAATACTGAAGCAGCTTTAATTTGCTTTGTATTTGCCATAGATCTAGCCAAGGCTTTTGTATACCTTGAACCAAGTCTGTCATAAAGATTATCCTCAACAGCTTCTTCTGTAATTGCAAAAGCAAGAGCTACTGTTTCGTGTGAATATCTAGAAGTATATCCTTCTGTTGCATTGTCGAAGCTTACGCCTGCGCCTTCTGCTTTAGTAGGAGCACTACCGAATCCAACGATAAGTACCTCTTCTTCAAATGCTCTATCTGAAGATTCAGTATCGAAGATTTCTGCGTGTTCGGAATCGTACCTAGCATATTCCATGCCAAACAAGGCATTCAAACCAGGCTCGAGTTCCTTTGCTAATTGTGAACGATTAATTGCCATGATTAGACTCCTGTAGTTTGAGCATAGAAGTGCTCGTTAATTTTAACAATCATGTTGACGTTTGTAGACAATGTTCCAGTACCTAAAGCATTGTTGTCAGGATCTCCTGTAAATCCAACAATTCTTAATTGTGCTGAAGTTGCCGCAGTAGTTCCACTGATTTTAACAGCAGAAACGCCAGTTTGAGTTGATCCTGTTGAATAAACAATATCAGCGTTGTTACCAACTACAGTTTGGACAACTGAGCCAGTAGCAGCACTTTGAACTTCAAACAAAGCATTTGGGTCGTCAACTACGAATGCCACCGCATCTGATGTAACAGTACCGTTTGGCCAGTAAGCTGAATAGATTACATCGCCGTTAGAATCGGTATATTTACATCCCCTAAAGACTCCCAAAGCTTGATCACCAGCAGCAGCTACTAAAATAGTACCTGTGTTAGCCATTTTCACTAGGTCGCCTGAAAAAATATTTCCGCTTGCACCAGAAGCAATTTTGTATTCTGTGGTGCCTTGTGTGTTATCACCTGAACCGAGAATACCAACTGGTCTTAAGCCGAAAGGTGCATTTTTATTTGCCATTTTTTTTACCTTTTACCTAAAAAAAGTTAGTTTTTAGCAACAAAAAAAGAATTAACTTCTCTTGCCACCACCAAAAGTCACGCTTGTACTTCTCTGAGGTTTTAATATCGGAGAAGATGGGTCAGATTCTCTCATCAAATCATTGTCTACTGCATCTTGTTGCAGTTGAGCACGTTCATTGAAATAGGCGTTTCTTTCTTCACGTGTTTCATTCGGAATCTTCGCCAAAAGCAAACCACCAACCGAAACAACACCAGCGTGCTTTCCATCATCCATACTAGGAAGTTCAAAATCACCGATCTCTTCTTTACTAACCAGCTCGAAGCCTTCTCGTAATCTAGACATCACGTTCTTTTTATCTTCCTGGCCGACAATTTCAGCCCTTATCCACCTGTAAGAATATCCTTCAGGTGCTGGTGGCGTTTCCAACATAGATGGGGGACGCCAAGGTTTGCGAGCAACTTGTTTAGCTCGAGTTTCAGCAGAGCGTGGAGCTCTGTTATTAGATTTTGTATCATTTTTATCCATATGTCTACCTTTTAACGTATTTAGCGTACTCTGTTAGAGGTACGTTGAGTCTTTTTGCCATTTGAACCTCAGACGGGCTCAATTTAACATTTCTTTTACCTGATACTTTTGCATCAGCCCTTGTTGCTGACGCAACTTTTTGAGATGGCTTTGATTGAACATTACCACCATCATAAAACTTTTCTGGGAAAGCATCTCTTACACCTTGATCAAGCAAAGAATAATATTCATCTGATTCAGGTTCTGCTTTATTTCCTAAAATAATATCTTGATGTATTTTAAGAGTTTCCTCAGTCATTTCCTCATCATCACCAAACCAAGAGTTTTTTTGTGCCCAAGCTTCTGCTTTTTGACTTGGGGGAGGAGGAGTATATTGTGGTTGTGCTTGTTGTGAAAAAACTTGATCAAATCCATCATCTTCTTGAACTTGTTGTTGTGTTTCAAGCTGTTGTCTGTTAGTTGATATTTTGCTTTCTTCTACAGCAATTTTAGCTAATATATCTTGTGCTTTTGCTACTTTATCAAAATCTTGTTCAGCATGTGCTTGACTTAAAATAGACATAGCTTGCGTCTTTTGTGATTTTAGTCGGTTTTCTGCTTCTGAAAGATATGATTGGTCAAGTGATGTGGTTTTCTGTTTTAAACCCTTATTTTCATCTCTTAGTTTTTTTGCATACTCGTATGCGGACTCTTGACCACGTTCAGCTTCCCTTAACTTTCTTGTTAAAGTATTGATTCTTTTTTGAACCTTTTCGGAATACTGAGCATGTTCATCTTCTGTCTTTTCTTCAGTCGAATCATCTTGAGATTCCTCTTCAGAAACTTCGGTTTCGACTTCTACAATCTCAGCCTCTTCAATCTCTTGATTTTCCTGATTTTCTTCTTCAACTTGATTTAATGCTTCTTCGTTCATTTTTTCCTCTTATAGCGTGACGATATCATCTGGATCAGAAATCGTAGCGATAACTTCGTCGTCGTTTATGATTCGGCATTCAGCATCATCACCCAATTTAAATCGAGCTCCTGCATACCGTCCTATTAAAACCCATTGTTTTTCTTCACACCAAGGGGTTTCACCAAACTTTTCTGTATCTTTATAGCAGAGCGGTCCCATTTTAACTACGTAAGCAACAACAGATGCTAATGCTTCTCTGTCAACCGTATCTTTTACTAATTGGATACCACCTTTAGAAACACCTCTGCCTTTATATGGCAATATAAGTAGACGCCAACCTGTTGGTTGAGGCATTCTATCTAATAAAGATTTTTCTAAAAGCGTTGGATCTAAAACTCTTTCCTCAGAACTAACAAAAGCCTGATCGACTTCTGATGTGTTTTCTTCTTGAATTGATTTTTGGGCTTCTTTTTCGACTTCCTGGGCTACGTGTTCAGGAACTATTACTTTGCTCTGTTTCTTCATCCTCTATTATCCTTCCTAGCAGTTCCCTTAAAATTTGTTCTGCGTCGACGAGAGAACTGTAACATCCACGCAAGTATTGGTATTGATCGTGATCCTTGACTCCAACAAGCATCGTATCAACGATATCTTGTTTTTTTTGATTAAGTTCTTTTAAAAACTTATCTCTTAGCCAAAGAGCATCCATTAATAAACGCCAGAGAACTTGCCACCAAACTCTGCGGCACCCATTCCTCTAGCTTTACCTTTACCCATTCCTGGTTTTGGAGAAGCATCCGCAGAAAAAGTTCCTGACTCTGCTTTAAACGTAACTGATCCTTTATTTGAATAGTTTTGTTTCTTCAAAACTTTTGGAGTTGATAAATTTTGTATATCTGTTTTTTTGATCATGTGCTAATTTTGTTGTAAATAAGTTTAATTTGCAAGTATAACCTTAACTTTTATTCATCATATTAGCGATAGATAATTCACGTTGTTGAGCAAGTCTTGCTCTTGCAGTTTCATCTTTCATGTCTGCAATATCTTCTTGGGTTGCAATTCTCTCTCTATCAATCCTATCTTGTCTTAATGATTCTTCCATTTTCCTTTGTTGCTCGGCCTTAAATTGTTGCTGTTCTTGTGCTAGCTCTTGACCTTTTAATGCAAGCTCTTGTTTTCTAATTGCCACCAAAGGATCTTCATCTTGTGGAGCGGATATCTGTTGCGTAAATTCATTCATCAACTCACTTAATATAGGTGCAGAGAACTGTGCAAGTATATCTGCTGATTGTGCCATAAGCATCTCAGCTTCGGCAGGAGGTATTTGTTGAGCCTGTTGCGTAATTTGTTCGTACTGCTGTCTTAATTCAGGAGGCATTTGCTCTAGTGCAATATTGTCTGCTTTCATTTGTAAATGTTGCATGATATGAGAATGAATGGTTGCTTGTACTGCAGCATTCATTTGGACAGGAGGAGTGTTTAATAAAGACATATGAACCGCTATATGAGCATCATGATTTTGTTGTGAGAATGCTTGGGCTGGCTGACCCATAAGTAATCCATTATTTTCAAACCCAGCTTCTATAGGTTTTGGTTCTATACTTGGGGGTGGCATTAGTAACTGATCTATATTATCAACGCCAATAGCAGCATACATTCTTCTATATGATTCATAAATTCCTTGCGGGCCATGAACTTCAGGGTTTGACTGAACTAACTGCATAAGTTCTTGAGCCATAGCAATTCTTTGTGATGCACTAAATATATCAGGATTACTGATTGGGAAGATATCAACCCTTTCATCAAAATCAGCAACTTTAATACTTACATTACCACTAGCTGTCATATATGGATATTCAGGAGGTAAGTAGTCTTTAAAAATGGTTGCAAGAAGTTTGAATTCCTTTTTTTGTGCGTTATGCAGTCTTTTGTGAATGGCAGATAAAACTTTTGTAGATCTTTCTAATAATGCTAATGTTGTTCCAACAGGAGCATTTGGATTGCCTTGTCCTACGTTAATTTCTGCAATAGATGCAAATTTAGATCCTGACTCAACTAGAATACCTAGTAAATTTAATAAAGTACCACTAGGCTCTTTGAAAGGTAACGGTTGAATTGATTCTCTTAAAGAACCGCCAGGGGCATCCACATCCCTAAACTCTCCAGGCTGTATTGGGGTGTCTTCATCCCTAATACGAATACCTCTCGTCTTAAACCCAGCAGGTAGGTTGGCGAGGGTACCTGCATCAATCAATTGCCTTAAAATTGATGTGGATGCCTTTGATAGTCCTCCGATCATATGTGTTAGACCGAAGCCATAAAATCCTAAACCTGGTAAAAATTTAAAGTGAACAAAGTATTCTATTTTGTTTCTTAGTGGATCTTCTTCTTTGAAGTTTCTTCTGACTGATAAAACTTTATTACTGTTTGAGTCAATAGTTACAATATACGGTAATTTTATACCTGTATATTCACCATCTTTATTTACATCCTCAAAACCTGGTAGATCTAAATTACAATGGATTTCATATAAAACTGACACTTCGTCAGAATCATAAGATGGCTCAATACCACTTAGCTTATCTATCTCTTCTTTAACGCCTGATACATTAGAAGTATCATCACCGTTCATTAGATTTACCATACGATAGAAGCCAATAGCTTGAAGCTTTCTAACTTCATTCTCTGGCATCTTAATTATGTTTGTAATTCTAGGACATGACTCTAAGTCAGTTGTGTAGTAAGGAACAACTAAATCTTCAGGAGCAATAAACTTTGAAACTGCTCTACCTAGAGTTTCGTCATAATAAACTTTTTTGAATGCACTTCCTGCTAGCGGTAAATAAAAAAGTAATTGATCGAGTTCTTCGTCAAACTCTTCCATCACATGCACAATTTGATAATTCATAAATTCTTGAACTCTTTGTGCTTGCTCTTCAATTACTGAATTGTAATCGCCAATCACTTGTGTCTTTACTGGACCGCCACTAGGAAATAATTCTTTATATGCTTGAGCTTGAAAATTGGTTACAGCTTCTCCTAAAAGAGGATGTATAACTCCGCTTGCTCCTTGGAATGGTTCTGATCTATCATCATCAAACTTCATACCAAGATATTTCAAACCGTCAGTATATGTTTTTTCCCAATCCTCTCTAGATGATTTATCTTTTTCTACACCACCTACTAGATCGCTAGCAATACGCATTAGCTCATCTTCAGGTAAAACTTCAGCTAGGTTTTCATCAAAAGTTGTTTCGATATCTTCTTCAATATCACCTAAAATAGCACCACCATCTTCAGTCATGGTAACTCCCATCGGAGTTTCCTCTGTCATAACTTCGATAAGTTCTCCGACTTCTTGTTCTTCAGGAGTTGTGTTCTTACCTGGGTTAAACTCTTCTACTTCGGGTGGTATTATGTTTTTTTCTATAGCCATTAGTGTAATGTCCTTTCAACTTTTTCAGAATCTCCATAGGGATTGTAAAACCCTGCAAGCTCACCTACAAGTTTTATATCTAAATATTGTGCTTGCTCTAACGCTAATTCAAAATTAGGGGCAACAATAATCGGGCCTTCATGTTGAATTCCGTCTTTTTCGTATTCTGTTAAAAATAATTTCATTTTAGTAATAAGCTCGTTTGACAGGTGCTTGCTCTAGGTCTTGATAGTCATCATCTAGAGAAACTAAACCACCCTCACGAAAACGCATAAGTGCTTGTGTCATAGTATCACATAAATCGTCATTCGCCCCAAAGGGGAATGATGCACACTCTTCAATCATCTCTTGTGCAAAATGTTTACTGGTAGGAGCCCAAACTAATTCACTTTCAAACATAGGTGCAACAGAGTGCATCCTTGAATGTTTGTCATGACCTCTTGATGGTGTGTAATTGACAACAGGAATACCCAATCTTCTTAGTTCATGTGTCAACGGAGTTCCTGATGCTTTTGCTTCAATAAGAACCATATCGGGTTCCCAATATTGATATTCTTCATATGCAACTCTTTTAAGCTCTGGAAAGTCCCATCTATCCCTTTGACAATCTAAAAGTATAATTGAATCAGGAGCATCTTCAGTAGGCTTAAACACACCCCACGTTGATATAGCAGAAAAGTCAGCCGTTTCTTTCTTGGAAAAAGCCGTATCGTAGCTTTGTATTATGTATTTTACGGCTGGTAATTCTTCATGCGTCCAATCATTCCACCATTCTCTTTTTATAATCGAACCTTCTTCAGCTGTTGGGGTTTGCATCCATTGTGCATTCCACTTAATAACAGGCAAAGATGCTTTAACTTTTTGTAGTTCGTCGATATTCCAAAACTCAGGCCATAAAGGGTTTTCCGTATCAGGAAATATGGCAGGAAACTCTATTACTTCCCATTGGTCTGCTTTCGCTTCTTTTTGCCCTTCCAATAACTTTGCAGTTAGGTCAATATTTGACCAACGAGTCATAACTAAAACAATTGCACCTTTTGGTTGCAAACGTTGCCTGGGACCTGATGTGTACCATTCCCAACATGCTTCCATAGCATTTATACTCAAAGCATCTTGTTCTGAATGTGGATCATCAATAATTAATAAATCAGCACCACGACCTGTAATCGCTCCTCCTACACCCGCTGCAAAGTATTCTCCTCCACCATTTGTTTCCCAACGTCCCGCTGATTTTGAATCAGCCTGTAATTTTACTTGTGGGAATATTCTTTCATATTCCTCAGTATCCATCATGTTTCTTACCTTTCTACCAAAACGTACTGCAAGTTCCCCTGTATGAGTGGTCTGCATAATTTTACGGTTTGGCTGTTTACCCATAATCCAAGCAGGAAAATAAGTAGACGCAAATTCTGATTTAGTATGACGAGGTGGCATGTTAACAATCAAACGATTGATCTCGCCTGTTGCAACTTTTTGTAATTTATCTGCAAATATTTTGTGATGCTTACCACAAATAAATTCAGGCCACATATGTTCAACGAACTTCAAAAAACTTTTTTGGCATTCGTCTTGTTTTTGTAAGGATTGAAGACGTTGTTGAAGCAGTAGTGCTTCTTTCATCTCCGTATCAGATAGGTGGGCTAAACTCATAAATCTTCAAGATCGTAGCTAATTTTATTCTCTTTGATGTTTTTTTCTAATTTTTTTATTTCTTGATCAAAGCTGTTTAACTTCTGTTTGTACTTATCTACGTTCTTTGCTTGATGTGTTTCAACATACTTTTTCTTATCTTTTTCTAATTTAGCAATCTTTTTCTTGAGTGGATCTATAAATAGTTTTGCTCTTTCAGCACTAGGCAATCTTCGGGCCATCATGTAAAAAATAATACTTTGCATATTATCATCACTCCCCAAGACATCAAAAATGCCTCTTGTACCAAGAGATAGTAAAGTTTTTTCAAAACCTTCAGAACCTACAGGTTTTGGAAATTCTAATTCTTTAATTGGTTCTATTGAGCCAACATCTAATTCAACCTTATCAATACCCAAGTCCTTATTAATATCATCTAATAATTTTTGAATACTTGTTGCTTCGCCACCAAACTTAAATGCGTTGATACCTTTTTCTAGTACTGCTTTTCTAAATTCACGTGAGAATGGATAGTAATATCCTTCATCAGCA